CATCCGCGCGGCGTTCAAGATGGGCGACCGGGCAGACAAGTTCAAGGTGATCTGGCTCCACTCCGACCAGATGCTGGCGCTGAAACTCGCCGATCTGATCGACTACGTTCCGTCCTCGCAGCAGGGCGGCGTAATGATCCCATACTACATGGGTCTGCGCGTCATTACCGACGACGACATTCCGGTGTCGTCGAACGAGTACACCGCGTTCATGCTCACAGAGAAAGCGATCATGTGGAACGAACTTCCGGTCAACACGGAAGGCGGCCCGCTGGAGTTCGACCGCAAGCCTCGCCAGGCTCACGGCGGCGGCGTGACTGAGATGGTGGCTCGTCGTCATATGGTGCCGCACATCCCTGGCACCCGCTGGCTCGACGCCTCGGTCGCCGGCGAGTTTGCCACCAACGCTGAACTGGCGCTGGCTGCGAATTGGGATCGCACGGCTACCAGCCGCAAGTCGATGACTTGGGTAGCCATCAAGACCACCGAGGCGTGATCGGCCAAGGACGGAGACCAGGGCGAGCAGCTTCGGCTACTCGCCCTTTTTGCATGGAGAACCGCATGCCCTACAAGCCCACCGGAAAGCCGCCTGGTCGTCCACGCAAGGACGGTCTGCCGCCGTCGCGCCGATCCTATATCTCCGCTACCGCACCCGAGCCACCGCGCCCGGAGCCGGATACGGCGCCGCCGATGCTCGGGCAACGCAAGCGCGTCCGTCCCCGCCGGCCTTCGCTCCTCCCCACTCCCCTGACGGCCTGACCCCATGCCGGTAACGCCTGAAGACATCGCGAGCATGGCTATTGGCGTGCTCGACGAGGCACCTATCGACAGCCTCGACGACGACAGCAAAGCCGCGCGCCTGTGCCGCTTGCATTACGACCTCACCCGAGAGGCGGAATTGCAGAAGCACACATGGTCGTTCGCGGTCTTTTCGAGCGAGTTGACGGGGACCGATCTGGAAACCGGCAACGGGACCTTGAACTGGTCGTTCGATGTTCCCGCGGACTGCCTGCGTATCCTGCCGCTGACCTTCAACGGCGAGCCTGATGGTGTCCCGATCTCCTGGCGCCGTCAGGGTAGCTCCATCCTGACCGATCAGGAGAGCCCGCGCATCATCCGCTATATCGGCAATCTGACCGACCCCAACGATTGGGATGCGCTGTTTACCGAAGTGCTGGTCGCGGCCCTTGCGGTCAAGATCGCCCTTCCTCTCACCCACAAGACCGGCATGCTCCAACTCGCGCAACAGGCATATGACCGGGCGCTGCAGGCGGCCTTTGACGCCAATGCCATTGAGAGGGGCGGCCAACTCTATCGCCAGTCCTGGGCTCAGGCCCGCGGCGACAACAGGCATTGGCGCGCATGACGCTCTATCCTTCCCAGGACACGTTCGTAAGGGGCGAGGTTTCGCCGCGGCTGCATGCCCGCGCCTCGCTGGACCTTTACCGGGCCGGGCTGGCGAAGTGCGAGAACTTCATCACCCTTCCACATGGCGGCATCAGGAAGCGGGGAGGGACCTATTTCGTCGGCGAGGTGAAGGATTCCTCCAAGCGGACGAGGGGAATTCCCTTCATCTTCTCGGCCGAGCAGGCCTATTGGCTGGAGTTCGGCAACCTCTACATGCGCGTCTATGCCTATGGGGCTCGGGTAGGCACGGTCGAGGTGACCACGCCATACACCGAGGCGCAGCTTCCAGACCTGATGTTCTACCAGTCCGCAGACGAGATGTGGATTGTTCATCCCAACCACGCGCTGCGGAAACTGATCCGCACGGCGCACACGTCCTGGGCGCTATCCGAATTCGTGATCGACGATGGCCCGTATGACGTGGAGGATACGCAAGGCACGACGCTGACCCCGGCATCGCACGGCTCCGTCACAGTCACAAAGACATCGAACGCGAACCCCAGCGATACCACGGCGGATCATAGCGGGGCCGGCAATGCCTACAGGGCGTTTGACCGAAACGTCGCGACCAAGGCGTTCTATGAGGACAATACCGGAGGGTGGCTATCCTACGACTTCGCGGGCTCGGCGACGAGCGTAGCTGATGCATATTGGGTTCAGGCCAGCGACGACTTCCCGATCGATACGCCATCCCAGTTCACCTTCGAGGGCTACGACGGTTCCAACTGGATCGTTCTCGACACGCGCGTCGGAGAAACCGGCTGGGGGTCCAGCGAACGACGCTATTTCGATTTTCCCAATGAAAGGGCTTACCTCGCATACCGTTTCAAGTGGACCGCAGTAGACGGCGGGGCGAACTCGTCGGTGGCCGAAATTGGCATTCATGAACGAGCGCAGAACCAGACGCCCTTCAATCTCACCGCTTCGGCGGCGACGGGCATCAACGGCGGGTCCGGGTTCCTGGCCAGCGACGTGGGCCGCGCGATCAGGCTCCTCGGGTCAGACGGTCGTTGGCGTTGGGCGCGCATCGTTGCGCGGACGAGTTCGACGGTCGTCACGATCCGGCTCTACGATCACGCGCTACCGGACCTCTCCCCGATTTCTCGCTGGCAGATGGGCACTTTTGTCAACGGCATGTTCCCCGAAGCCGTGACAGTCTTTGAAGAACGGCTGGCCCTATCGAGGCGGTTTTCTGCCTATCTCTCCAAGAGCTTCACCTTCGAGGATTTCGGCCTTGGCGAGGCTGATGACGACGGGATGGAATTCCGCAATGCCGGAGGTGGGCAAGCCAACGACATCGTGTGGATTGTCGATGCGGACGGCTTCCTTGTCCTCGCCACTGCTGGCGGCGTGCGGGCGCTTTCCGGTTCGGGTATCGATGAGGCGCTTACGCCGTCCTCGTTCAAGAATCGCAGATCCCGCACCTTCGGTTGCGCAAAGATTGCGCCGGTCGATGCGGGCGGTTCGTTCCTCTATGTCACCCGAAGCCGCAAAACGATTGCCGAGCTTGTCCTGAACCAGTCGGGACGGTTTTCGTCGGATGACATTGGCCAGGTTTCCGAGCACATCCCGAAGAAGGGCGTGCACGAGCTTGCATTCCAGAGCGATCCTGATCCGGTGCTGTGGTTCCCGTTGGACAATGGGGAGCTTGGAGGCTTCACCTATCAGCCGGCGCAGGAAGTCCGCGGCATGCATCGGCATGACATCGCGGGTTCTTTCGCGGGGTCAAATTGGGGCATTGTCGAAAGCGCAGTGATCACGCCGGGCCAGGATGGCGTCGACGACCTGTGGCTGATCGTCAAGCGCACCATTGGCGGGAACACCAAACGCTATATCGAGATCATGGAAGCGCCGTTTGAGTATGGCGCGCTCGAAGATGCTTTCCAGGTCGATTGCGGGCTGACCTATACCGGCGCGGCTACAGGCACATTCTCCGGGCTCTCCCACCTGAACGGCCAGACGGTCGACGTGCTGGCCTCCGGCAAGGTCTACAAGGGCCTGACGGTGTCGGGCGGCTCGGTAACGCTTCCGGGCGGCGCGACGGCTACCAAGGCGCATGTCGGCCTGCCGTTCGCCTCTGAAGCCAATACGCTGGAGTTGGACGTAGGCGCCAAGGACGGTTCCCTGATCGGCCGCCGCAAGAAGGTATCCAAGGTCATCCTTTCGGTTTTCGAGACCGATACGACCGGGCTGCGCATCCAGTCTATGAGGCGCGGCGCATGGGAGAATGTGAAAATCCCCTCGGTCGTGCCGTCTGACGGACGGGCCAACCTCTATACCGGAAACATTGAAGTGCCGATCGACGACTCTTGGTCTGGGCAAGGCCGCGTGAGGGTGCTCCATGACCACCCAACGCCGTGCACTATTAGAGCGCTGACGCCAGTTTTTGATGCGGAGCCCTGATCACCATGTGCGTCGACCCATTCACCATGCTTACAATCGCCAGCGTCGGCCTTTCAACCGCCGGCTCGCTAGCCCAGGGCCAACAGGCTCAGGCCATGGCGAACATGCAGGCAAAAGCCTACGAGCAGCAGGCGCAGGCCGAGTCCCAGGCGTCCGCATTCGAGGCCCAGCGTGAGCGCCGCAAGCAGGAACTCCTTCAGGCCAATGCACGGGCGCAAATCGGCGCGTCCGGTGTTGCCGCGGTGGGCTCACCGACAGAAGTACTCGCGGCGAATGCGCGGGAGG